GCGCTTTGTAAATGAGATTAAGCAGTCTCTAAGTCGTGGGCGAACAGACGCTTAGGAAATTTTTACCAAAAGCAGTAAGTTTAATAACGCCTTTTTGTATCTCAATTTTGGACTCTAATTCTTTGTTTATCAGCTCTATTTGTTCAGTTCGTTCATCTTTGTTTAGAACCTTGCCATCGAGTTCAACTGGTCTAGTGAGATCTTGAAGCTTGGATATATCCAGTCTTCGAAGTTTAAGCTCTTTGCCCAGTGCTGAAACTTTTTCTTGATATAAGGCTGAGTGATAAAAGGGATCATAGACTGGTTCATGTGTCAAGTGTTCGGTATATGTCACATCTATTAGCTTAAGGCGTGCAAGGTTATCAATAGATGGTGTAATCAAGTTGGGATCTAGTACTTGGCGATTGCCTAAAAATACATGTTGGTGAAGCATATGAAAGCCATAACTTGCTTCTTTGACAATATTCACAATTGGTGCATCACCGCTTTGACTTAGATATTCTAGATTTTTGGCATCCAATGGGCTAAGTGATTTGATAATCTCTACAAACGCATGATGCACCTGACCATCTTTTCTCTCATCCATGGCTGACACAATCAAATTGGCAAACATTTCACGGAGGCTATCTTCGTTCATATGAAATCGGCTGGCTTCCAACGCTGGGCCGATAATTGCCACATTGGGGTCTTTGAGTGCATTTGCTGGTATTTTTTCAATACCGGTCTGAATGTTGTTCTGCATGGCTTGTATATTCATTGCTTGTTGAGCCTTAATGCTTTCAACTTTATAATGCCACTTGTGACCATATACCACAAACCAAATATCTTGCAAGGTTTGCAAAGGTCCATTTAGCAAACCAACTGATGCAGCGCCACTCACAGCACCTGTGATAGCTGGTATTAAATGAAAGGTTTCTGCTGTCACGGCTATTACTCCTAAATTTTCTTCAATATGCGTTTGGTGATCTTAAATTCATTACCACCGCTCAAGACGGCTGACACTCCACACCCAGCCAATCACTTCAAACTCACCATCGCTGATCTGCTGCTTGGTGGCGACCTGCTCAGGAAATTCAGCGGCATTATCGCTGACGATACGCACGCCACCATCAGGCAGTCGGTACAGACGCTTACATAAGCACAGCTCCCCAAAGCGAATTGCAAAAATCCGCCCATCCTTGACTTCTTTTCGTCTTTTATCGATATAGATGGTGTCGCCATCTTGCACATAGGGCGTCATGCTGTCATCGCACGCAGTGACTGCAAAGGCATTGATGGGCATCACACCCAGATTGCTCAAGGTGCGTCTGCCCATGCGCAGCTTACGACCCTCAAGCGGTGCATCACCATTGACTGCACCATGCCCACAAGCAAAGGCAATGTCTTTATAAAAAGGGATCTCAGCTTCATCATCATCCAGTGGGGTGCTATCGTCCCATTCAATGATAGGGGTGAGTTTATCATTATTTTTTGTCATCTCACCTTCGCCGTAATCAAGCCAAGTTATAGGTACACCAAGACATTGCGTAAGCAGTTTCATTTTGTCGTTTCTTGGCTTGGCTTGACCTTTGGAATAACGGCGTATCATTTTAGGAAATTGATCAGCCTTGGCTCGCTCACTTGGCATCACGCCTTGGGCATTGAGTAAATGGGGTAAAAACAATCCGCCAAGGGGTAGATGCTTAGCTATTGAGCAAGCGACAGGCGGTAAGGTAAAAGCGGAAGGCTTGCGTCCTGATATTAATTGGGAATATGTCAGAGAACAACAAAAAAACCCCTAGTTATCGCTAGGGGCGGTATCCATTTTCGGATTAACTTAAGGAAAGTTAAATGAACGAATTTATTATACCAAACTCTAATTCTGTGAGCAATGATTTTAATTATTCAAGAACAGATTTAGACGCCCAAGAGCAACAAATCGCTGAATTTATCAAAAAAGGTGGCAAAGTCATCAATCTTGACAATTCCGAACAGCCAAAGAAAAAATCAGCAAAAAAGCGTGATTTTAACAACCAAAGGATAAATAGCAAAATGCACCTTGTTTTGTGCTATCTAAAAAGGTCAGGTAAGCGTATGACTGGCTTACAAATTCAAGAAAAATTCGGCATATCGGCAACAACTTTAGGTAGTCAAACAAGGCTACTGAACGCACAAGCAAGCAAACAGTACAATCAAAACAGCAACCCAAGCAGAAAATGAAACATCAGCACAGCACAGCCAAGCATCTTTATGTGTTGCCAATATTAACGAAGGCTTTTTATCACTATTAAACTGGTGCAATAGATACACAGGGGCAAAGCATCCACCGAAATTTGTTATTAGACAGCAATTTAGCCAACATGCGGTTGATATTGGCTTATTAACACAGCTATCAGGTTTAATTGACGCAGGCAAGCTGCCTAAATCTGTACTGTATGATAAAGCCCGTGAGTTTAATTTAATCAGTGGCGAGCTTAGCAATGATGAAATAGATGGCTTAATTGAACAACCGAGCATGACTTATGAAGCATTTAATCAATTTAGAAAGGTTCAAGGTTCATCTGGCAAATAAGTTTAAAACCACACTTAATGAAATTGATGAGTTTTTACAATTGGTGGTATTTCGTCATGAAATTAGTGAGCTTAACTATAAAGAATTTGAGTTATTAATTGGCGAAAGTAAGCAGGAGCTCTTGGGCTTTTTGGCAGGTTACGCCTTGGAGTTAACCCAAGATTGGCAAGAGCTATACAATTACAGTTATACGCTTGAAACCAAAATGGTTGATGATGATAAGCCAGATACGCTAAACATGAATGAGCCACAATTTGATGCAGACAGCCCCATCAAGCTATCTGCTCAGGTTGGTGTAACGCTTAATCAGATTTTGGCTAAGTTTGGCGATGAGCAAAGCACAAAGATAAGTAATGCCATCAGCTATGCTTATGCCAATGGCTTACCAAACCAAGAGCTTGTTAGGATTATCAGGGGTACACGCAAAAACCGCTACCAAGATGGGATTTTACAAATCACAACACGCCATGCCAAGACCATTGCTCACACAGGTACAGCCATTGTTGCAAGCCAAGCCAAACAGCAATTTATTCATGATAACAAAGACATCATCAAAGGCATTAAAGTCATTGCAACCTTAGATTTACGAACAAGTGGTATTTGTAGGCATTTGGACGGTGAGATAATGCCGATTGATAAGGCAGTTTATCCGCCCTATCATTACAATTGCCGTACAAGTTTTGAGATTGTCTATGATGGCTATCAAACGCCCAAACAGCGAGCGAGCATGGATGGGGTGGTTAAAAATCAAACTTATTATGAATGGCTAAAAAATCAGCCCAAAGCGTATCAAGTGGAAGTTTTGGGCAAGAAAAAAGCCAAACTATTTCAAGAAAGTAGCGTTGATGAGTTTAAAGAATTTGATAAGAATTTAAGACCGATGACGCTAGATGAGATTAAGGCCCAATTATAGGGCTTTTTTTGTTGCCCAAGGTTGGAAAACCAAGGGTGTTTTGTGCTGGATAGCACGCAAATGGAGACAAACATGCAATTAAAAACTGATGAAAACGGTAATGTGGTTGTGCAAGATGGTAAGCCTGTTTATATGTATGACGATGGGCAAGAGATTGCTTTTGACGCCATGCAAAACATGGCGAAAATCTCACAACTCAATGCAGAAGCCAAACAGCACCGAGAAGCCAAAGAAAAAGCGGAAACCTTGCTTAAGGCTTTTGATGGTCTAAATGCTGACGATGCTAAAAAAGCCCTTGAAACGGTTAAAAACCTTGATGATAAGCGATTGATTGACGCAGGCGAAGTTGAGAAAGTCAAAGCGGAAGCGAAAAAGGCTTTTGATGAACAGCTTGCCGAGAAAGACGCACAAATCAATAAGATTAAACAAGAATATAACAATGCCGTGATTGGTGGTGCATTTGCCCGCTCAAGTTTTATCAAAGACAAAACGCTGTTGCCGTCTGACATTGTCCAAAGTTCATTTGGCAGTCATTTCATGATGGAAAACGGCAAGATTGTGGCTAATTTGGGGGGGGGAAACCCGATTTACTCACGCAAGAACCCAGGCGAGCTTGCAGATTTTGACGAAGCACTAGAAACCATCATCAGCCAATACCCACACAAAGACAGCATTTTGCGTGGTAGTGGTGCAAGTGGTGCAGGTGCGACACAAGCAGGCGTGGGCAAAAATACACCCAAATCCTTAGCCGATTGCAAAACCGATGAGGAGCGTGTTGCATGGCTAAATGAACAAAACAACGGAGAATAAATATGGCTTTTGATTTAGTCAAATTTAACCAAGAAACCCACCTTGTAATGACCGAGACTATCGCTCAACAAGTGGATAAATTTAACGCACAATCTAACAGCACAATTCAACTGATTGCCAAGCCGTTTAAGGGCGATTTTGATGTAGCGTCATCTTTTAAGGCGATTGCCAACCTTGTACGTCATCGTGATGTGGAAAATGGGCAAAACAACATTTCATCTGCACGATTGACCCAACATAAAAACGTGGCGGTAAAAATCGCAGCAGGTACGCCTGAAATCCTATGGGAGGCGGCACAGTACAACTGGACAATGCAAAACCCACAGCTTGCCGCTATCAAGATTGGTGAACAGCTTGGACGTGCAACTATTGCCGATATGCTAAATACCGCCATTAAGTGCGGTGTATCAGCCATTAAAGGCAATACCGCTCTTGTGGAAGGCGATGGTACAACCGCCCTTGATTTTGCAAGCCTAACCAAAGGGGCTAGCCGTTTTGGCGACCGTTCACAAGCGATTGGAGCGTGGGTAATGCACTCTGGTGCTTTGACAAACCTACAACTAAAAGCACTTGGCAACAACGAGCGACTATTCACTTATGAAAATGTCAGTGTACTGCGAGACCCACAAGGACGCTTGTTTATCGTAACCGATTGCCCTGATTTGGTCGATGAAAGCACTAAGCATAACATTTTGGGCTTAACCGAAGGCGGTTTGATTGTCCACAACCAAAACGATTTTAACAGCGTGATTGTGCCAAAAACAGGCACAGAGAACATCACTAATGCTTATCAAGCTGAATGGTCTTATGGTGCATCCGTTAAAGGGTATACGTGGGATATGACCGCAGGCGGTGCAAATCCTAACGCTGGTGCATTGGCAACGCCTACCAACTGGAAAAAGACAGCATCAAGCGACAAAGATACCGCAGGCGTGTTGGTTGTCGCAAAAGCCTAGGGGTAAGGTATGGAGCGTATTTTGTATTTTACCGATGACTTTAGCCAAGAAAATCAAGCCTATGCTAAACAGCATGGGCTTATTATTCGCAACGCCAAAGCCTATGGTGCGGTAGATTATCTTGAACAATGTGATAAAGTTTGTGGGCAAGTGCCAATAGCTTATGAGCATTTGCCAAGATTTGAGCTTGATGATAATGTGTCCGATGACGATACCAAGCCAAAACGCACCCGAAAGCCAAAAGAGGAATAATCTGACCCTTATAGGGGTTTACCCAAATCCTTATAAGGGTATTTTAGGGGGTTTTTATGTTAGATGATTTACCCATTGATACGCCTGATAAAGAGCGTGTGCTGATGGTGGTCAATGCCTATCTCATCAATAAAGGCGTGAAGTTTGTGGGCGATGTGCCAGAGCCTATCAAGCAGGCAGGGCTTGAGCTTGCCCATGCTTTTATGAATGGCGAACTGTTGGCAGGACGCACCGAAGGCGTAGTGACGAGCAAATCGTCAAAAGCAGGGGATGTGTCTGTCTCAAAAACTTATGCAGATGGTGAGCAAGGGCAGGCGATGAGCCAAAATGAGCAAATCGCTTTAGCACTTATTGAGCCGTATTTACAACAGCCTTTGGGAATGTTTGGCTTGCCTTTGGTTAGGGGCTAAGTTTTGGCTAAGCATTCAAGGCAAAATTGCACAGCATAAGGCATGGGGCGGTAATTTGGGTCATCTGTATGCACCAAATAATAACGCATCATGCGTTCAGACACGCCAAGCATATGGGCGGCTTTTCGCTGAGATAGCTCTGCTTTTTTAAGCAAGGCCCTAAGATAGGTTGGGTCGGGTCTGTGGTTGTCAATATGTGGTTTCATTTTTTTAAATCCTGAAAAAGCCTACTAATTGCAGCAGGCTTTTTTGTTTAAATAGTTGCCCAAAATTCACTTGAAAGTCTGTGCGTACCATTGATGATTTTTTGAATGTGTGGTTTTGCAATTTCTGCTAACTCTTCATCAGTTTGATGATTGTTGCGATATTTTTTGCAGAAAAATTTTACTGCTAAATCATTCAACATCTTGGCATATTCATTGGTTTGATTGTTGTTATGCGTAACATAAATATCATCAATCTCTGATGTCATTTCAGAAGTTACTTTTTTAAGTGCTTCAACTTCGCAAAGTTTAGCGTTGGTTGTTGTTATTGAAACATAAACCTTGTATCTATGTTGAGTAACTTTGATTTTTGCTTTAATGTTTAATGCTTTTACAGCTTTTTTAACTTTGGTTCCAGCTTCGGTTTTGTAAATAACATTCATGTCATCGCTCCTATGGCGGTTTGGTTGTGCCTAAGCGTTATTGCTTGGCTATGAGTGTATTATAGGCATTTATTGCCTAATTGTCAAGCATTATTTTTAAAAAAGTTTGATTTTTTTTGGTGCAAATCATGAAACAAGAAATCACAGCCGACATCGCCAATGCCTTTAACACCGATTTGGCGGATGCTGTCAAAGACTTCACAGTGGTGCGTGTCATCTTATCTGATGATGATTGGGCGGTTAATGATACCCAAGTACTATCTACCATCAATTACAGCGGTAGGGGCGTTTTTACAGGCTTTCACGCCCATGAGATTGATAATAAGACCATCATGCAACAAGATACTAAGCTAATTTGTTTGCAAAGTGAGCTAACAGACACGCCACAGATAAATGACAATATCAATCAGATGAAAGTGATGAATATCAGCCAAGACCCAGCAGGTATCTGTTATAGCATACAGCTTAGGGGGACAAATGGGGATTAAGTGGCATAAAAAAATGACGGTTGAACCCATTGCCGATAAGATTGATGACATTTACCGCAAATTTGCCATTGACTGCTATAACAATGTCATCGCCCTAAGTCCTGTGCGTAAAGGGCGTTACAAAAATGCCCATCATATCAGCATTGGCAGTCCTAGCTATGCCGAGACAGGCGGTGGCATTGAACTTATCTTAGGCATTCCAAAGCACACCTACCCACTCATCTACATTCAAAACAACTTGCCCTATGCGTTGCGACTTGAACACGGCTGGTCACAACAAGCCCCAACAGGGGTGTACGGTAATGCCTTTAACAGTGCCATCGCCAATTTGGGTTAATCAAGCTGTCTTTGATATGCACGCACAGCATCCATGATGAGCTGATTTTGGGGAATGTTTAAGCGTTTGGATAAGTTTTCTATTAAGCTAATGTCATCAATATGTAGCTTTAAGCCTTTGGTTTTAAAGCCACGCTTAGCATCAGAGTCAGCGGTACGCTGTGTTTGGCTTTTTGGGGTGCTTGTGATTTTTGGCATGGTTTAATCTCCTAGGTTGTGCAGTCGCAAGCCCCACGATGTCGCTGTGAGACTTGCGTTGTGTTGATTAGAGCTTGACTTAACTGCTAGATTTTAGTAAGATAATCAACACAAGGATAATTGCGATTTGTATGAAAGTTTTCATCGCTTTTTCCTTCTGCTAGTGAGTGTACAGTAGCTTGGTTGTTCCAGCAACCTTGCTACCACCTCCAAGACTGATAATACCTTGTCTTGTTGGTGTATATTGTAAGCTAACCAACAAATAAAGCCAATCATTTTCTATAAAATGTTTGGCTTTTTTATTGCCAAAAAAATGATTGACAAAACAAACCGCCCATCATCAGATAGGCGGTTTTTTATTGGATAAAACATGAACAGTTTTCACATTGAACAAACGCTACTGACGCATATCAAAGCTTGGGAGTATTTTGATGATGTCCCCTTAGCCAAAGAAAACCGAAACTTTAAACCCCCTGATGGCATTTGGGGCAGGGTTACAATTTTGGGTGGTGTCAATCAAGTACGCAGTATTAGCAATACGCCTAATATCCTGCAACAAGGCACGCTGGTAATACAGCTGTTTTGCCCACAGGATTTAGGCACGGTGGCGATTAAGCAAAAGGCGGATAGCCTAGCTAATCATTTACAAACAAGGCGGTTTGGTAGGCTTGAACTGTTAGCCCCCAGCATCATCAATGCAGGATTTCATGATTACTACCAAATTAATGTAAGCGTAGCGTGGAGATACTACTAATGCCAAAAAACCGACACCGACGGCTATTACAGCTGTATGGTGAAATTAATGAACTTGGGGCAATATTAGACGCCCCAAAACCCAAAGATATTCACCCACATGAGTGGATATTAATGAAAGACCAACTTTATTATATGCGTCAGTATTACCGAGTGTTAAAACAACGAACTGATGATACGGAGAATTGATTTATGTCTAGTGGAGCATTTGTTAAAACGGCGTATGCCAAACAAACAGGCGAAACCCTGCCTAAAACTGGCTGGAAAACCCTACCAAATATCAGCAATGGGCTAACCGTTGCCACAGAGCTTACA